GGAAGGTGAACGATGTGTCGACAGAATTCCAGATGATGATATACTGGAGGAGTATGAGCGATGTATTGCTTGTTGGGAAAGAGGCGTGCGAGCCTATCCCGTTGTTTCAGCGACTTTGAAAGATGAACCTACAAAGGTTACGTCCGAAAAAGTGCGTGTTTTTCAAGCGATCGCTCTTGCGCAAGGTTTAGCCATAAGGAAGTGGTTTTTACCTATTGCGCGTGTGTTGTCACTTTGTCCTGAAATTTCCGAGTCAGCTGTTGGAGTGAATGCATTTTCACCCCAGTGGGATGCACTTATGTCCCATGCTGAGAAATTTGCAGTTGACGACAGAGTAGTTGCTTGGGATTATTCCAAATATGATGTTCGGATGAATTCCCAAATGACTTACGCTGTTTTGCAATCCTTTATTGATATAGCTGAGGTTTGCGAATATGGACCCTATGATTTGAAGATGATGAATGCTATGATTGCTGATATTATCCATCCGCTAATTGATTATAACGGAACAATGATTATGGCTTATAACATTAATACGTCGGGAAATAATATTACCGTGAATATAAACGGTACGGCGAATTCGTTGTATGTCCGCATGGGTTTTTTCGATGCAGTACCTGAGGCTGAAGATTTTAGATCAGCTGTTGCTGCTATGACATATGGTGACGACTTCAAAGGAAGTGTCGAGAAACAATACAGAGAGAGATTTAATTTCCGCGTTTTTAAAGCTTTTTTAGCTGAACACGGGATGAAGATAACAGAACCCAACAAAACGGACTCTGTTGAGGATGATTTGAACATAGATGATGCTGATTTTCTTAAGCGTCAGTCACATTTTATTCCCGAGATAGGTACTCGAATTGGAAAATTGACTAAAGAATCAATGTACAAACCCCTCTTGATGAATGTTAAGTCGACAACAGAGACTCCTGAAAATGTAGCAACGTCGTGCGTGGAAACATATATGCATGAATTGTTTGCTCATGGGCGTCAGGAGTATGAAAAGGATCAGCCCATTATGAAAGAACTGTGTGTACGGGTGTTGGGATTTACCCCACCCGCAGTTGCCTTCACATTTGACGAACGTGTCGAAATGTGGAAGGAAAAATACTTGTAAATATTTTTGGACACCATAGATGTACATAAACGGCTTAGATATTTATATAAACTTGTAGCATTAGCGTGCTTGTAGATTGTACTTATACAAAATAGTGTATTCCTTTGTTTAATA